ATATCGGACGCCATAACAACCACGTCGCCTTTAAACTTTTTATTAAGTTGTGCAATAAGTTTGCGTGCTTCAGCATTTATCAATTTACTCTCCCAATAATTCCCTGTGGATTCCAGTTACTTTGAACATCATTACCTTGCGCAGACTTTGCACTGCCTTCTACTGTGGCTCCAGTCAATGAGCCGTAACGACTGCCTGCTTGTGTTATCGGATACCCGCAGTCATAACACCTTGCTGCAGCGTTCTGTACTGCCATGTAATTGTTTCCACCGCACTCGGGACAAGATTGAGTTTGACTTGCGCTTTGTGCTTTAGATAACGGCTGAGTGTATGCGGGCTGTGGCATAGGAGCCATTGGCTGTTGTGAAGGAGGCATTGGAATATCTGCAGGACGAGCAACTGGCTGTGCGCCAAGTTGTTTAGCCCACCAATCGGCACTACTCATTTTGCTTCTCCCCACTTGTCTACAATCTTTACATCAGCAATAAGAGGAACAGTAATCTCTGGTAGGTGAATACCTTCCATGGATAACCGAATTGCTTCGGCTGTCTCTTCTGCTAAATCTTCACGTGCAACTGTAACGAGTTCATCGTGCACCGTCAACACCACATTAACATCTGGTTCATCTATAAAGCAAGAATGTGCTCTAACAATGGCGAGTTTCATCAAATCTGCTGCAGAACCTTGAATAACGGTGTTAAATGCTTGTCGGTCTGCTCTGCTGCGAAGCCCTTTATCTGTGGACTTTAGGTCAGGAATGTAACGACGGCGACCAAAAACAGTTTCTACAAAAGGGGTTGGAGATTGTTGACTAGCTAACCGTGTGACTCGTGCTTTGTACTTAGCAATGTCGTTAAATCTTTCAGTGAAATCATTTAAAAGTTTTCTTGCTGCGTCTACAGTTAGCCCAAGAGACGAAGCAATTTTGTCAGGGCCTACACCGTAGGTCATAGCTAAAACCAGTACTTTACCTGCTTTACGGTCAAGTCCAACGGTGTCGCCAATAGTTGTATAGATGTCTTTGCCATTTAAATAGTTGTCCATCATAATTGGGTCGTTAGAAAGTGAAGCAACAATACGAGGCTCAATCTGAGAGTAATCAGCAACTACTAACTTGTAACCTTGAGGTGCTACAAAAAGATTACGAATTAACTTTCCATACTGACCACTGCTTGGAATGTTCTGTAAGTTTGGGTCACTGCTGGAGAAACGACCTGTCTCTGCTCCGTGAGACTTAAAGCTTGTATGTACTTTGCCGTTAATTAAAAGTGATTTCTTTTCAAGAATGCGTGACTTACCTGCGTTAGTACGCACAATGTCTCCACCTAAGTACGGCATTACATATGTAGTCATAAGCTTATTTAGATCTTGATACTCAAGGATGGCATCAACCAACTCGTCTTTAGCGCGATAAAACTCTAGTGCGTCTGATGAAACAGAGTACTGGTTTATAGTTAAAGGCAACCTTGCAGCTAACATATCTTGACCTTTAGTAGTCAGAGCAATTTTGATCTTAATGTTAGGCGTAATGCCACGACCACCTTCGTCTTTAGGAGAGAACAATATCTTTTGTTTTTCTTGCACCGAGTTCATTGGGAAGGGTTTCCCTGCAAGCCTGTACGCACGGGCAACTGCGGCATCAATGTCTACGTCAAGTCGCTTTTTTAGTTTAGTTAACTCTTCAACGTCAACAGTTGCTCCAGCTAATTCCATGTCACATAAAGCGCCAACAATATCCATCTCTAAACCCCACACACGAGCAAGACTGCCAGTTAATCTAGGGGCTAACTCTTTGTACAACTTCCAAGTAACCTCAGAGTCAAATCCTGAATAGTGTGCTACCTCCGAAAAAGAATGGACCTCAACCATTGCTCCAATACCTTTTTCAACTTTAATCTTCAGGTACTTTTCAGAGCAATCTTTTAACCCAAGCTTTCCACGATTACGATTGTCAATAACAAATGCAGCCATCAACGTATCAAAGAAAGGTTTTTTAGGTACTACGCCTCGGTAGTACTTAGCAATTGATTTCAGGTCAAACTTAATGTTATGACCAACCTTTAACTGGTCACTAAAGAACAAGGGCTTTAATGCTTTAAAGACATCTCCTGGCAATAGCTGCTCTGGTGGCGCATCAAATACTGGCGTCCACTTGGCTTGGTTCTTTGAGTAGTCTGTTTCTTTTAGCTCTTTACCTGCAGCAACTTTTTTTTGACCACTTAAAAGTAATTCTTTATCCCACTGTAAGAAGTCGCCATTGGGGTGACCCATAGGGATTACATCTGTGCGTCCTTCGGTGGCTAGTGAAATCCACAGCACATCATTTACAACAGGTTGGATTCTATTTTCTCCAACTGTTTCTACGTCAAATGCAAAACCGTCTACCTTGGAGTAAAACTCAACAAGTTCTTGAAGTTGTTTCTTGGTTGTAATTATGTTCATTTAATACCCCTCAAATTAGTGTGTAGTAGGGGCCTGGAAACGGAAGACAGGCCCCTACTACGATGGAAGTTTTACGCTATTGAACGTGCGATTTCAAGAAGTTCGGAGCGAGGGGTCTCTCGTACAACTTCGTCTGCTGTGAAAGACTCAGCAGATGCAATCTGTTCGTTAACGCTCTCAAGAGTTAACTTCCATTCCTCGGCAAGGTCACGACCTCGTACATAGTTGAGGGTGTACTGCGTCGTCGGTCCTGTTCCCATGCGAGAAATTTCCCAGAACTCACGGTCAAGTGGTCCCTTACGCTCATCGTCATGAGCTTTTTTAATCTGACGAGCCAATGATGGTGGAGCAGTTAAGACCTGCACACCTGTAGTCTCGCCAACAATGACGAGAATGTTAAAAGCAAATTTGCCACGAGGCTTATCCCCAAGGATGTCGCAAAGTGGGCATGTGTCTCCAATACATACAAAGGACTTCTTGCCCTTTGGACGTTCAATCCAGTGCTGCTCGTAAGTAGCAAATGGACGGTCTTGGAGGAACTTGATGAGCTGTGGCTCATCTGAGAAACGGAAATCAGTTGGGAACTCTGAGTTGTCTGTCTTTAACAGAGCATCTACTGCGTCCCAACCTTCTTGTACGGTTGTTCCAACCTTTGGTTGGATTTTTTCGCTGTCTTCAGCGAGGTATGTGTCAGCATCAACTGACGGTTTTGCAATCGGCATTTGGTTCCTTTAGGTAATGAGGCCTAACGGCTCTCGGTGGATGTGATGTCCTTCCAGCGGCTAATTAGTGCCTCTGTAAGGTCTTCGTGCTGGCCCCACTCTACACGAGCAGTTCCTATCAAGCCTCTCTTGACGAACTCGTCAACAGTAGCTTCAATCAGCGCTCTAGTGTATACCCGATTGCCACCAGTTTTCTTACCACCAAGTGTCTTGGAACGAAGTCTGTATGGCGCTCTTGGTATGTACCCTTTGCGCTCCCATAAACGGATAGTCACAATTTGTTTTTCCAATGCTAGTGCTAAGGCACTGATTGTAAAGACCTCTGTGTCTTCCCCGCCTAATCGTTTAATGATTGGATTTGCATCCCAACCATTTGTTTCTCCCGCCTTACGACGAGAAACCTTTGGGTCCGCCTCACGGCGTTTCTTTTTGGAGCCGGGGATGTACTCTAAATCGGCAAATGCCTTTTCAATTTCGTCCTGCCCTCTTAGTCCAGCCATCTTACTTCTTTAACACCAATGCCCAAGTAATTGACTGTGGATACATTTCATCTATTTCTTCTTCAGTAAGGACATCCTCGTAAAGAGCAGCCATAAGAGCGTCTTCATCTACGACACGGACTGTTTTATACAGGACATCTTCAAGTCCATGTTTAGTGATAATTTCTTCTGCTAGTGCCTCATCAATTTTGCGAGATACACGGCGTTGTTTAACTACTGAGGAGTAACCTTCTACTTCTTCTGGAAGCTCAATAATGACATTGCCTTTGTCATCTTCTTCACCAATTTCATCCAGGTCCTCAAACAACAGTGCACGAAGTGCTTTCTGTTCTTTCTCAAAATAGTCTAGTTGCGACTTTAAAAAAGCATACTTCTTAGTACGAGAAATTAAATTATTCTCATCTGAGAAACGCGGTTCATCATTTTTTACTCTTGCCATTATTCCCCCTTTAAGAAAGCCAAAAGACTTCCTACCGTTAAGTCTACCCCACCTTTTTTGTTGATGCCTGTTCCATCCATAACAGCGTCTGCTACAGCGTTTTTTTGCATTAACATTTGATGTTGTCGTTCTTCAATAGAGTTTAACACGAGGAAGTCTTGTATGACAACATGCGACCAAGCGCTGGATGCGCGGCGGATGCGAGAGTTCCGTTGGATTGCTGTCCCAGAAGACCAGGGCAAGTCTAGGTTAACCAGCAAGTTTGCTTGAGGTAGGTCTACACCGTAGCCTCCTGCGTCAGAAGAAATGAGTACCCTAACTTCTTTAGAGGTTTGAAAAGAAGTTTTAGATTCTTCTTTTTCCTTTGCGTTTAGCAGTCCCGAGTAGAGAGTGCTAACTATCTTTTTTGCAGCAAGTGCCTCTTGGATAAGGGGAAGCATACCCAGGTAGCAAGTAAAGATAACAACCTTGTGATCTTCGTTAGCCTCTATGTGTTCTTCCACATATTTAATTACAGCATCTAACTTCGGAGATTTCGTCGCCTTTGTAAGAGCTCCAGAAGCTTCAAGACCAGCCACGTAAACACTGCCGCCTTTAGACCCTTCAAGGTTAACTTTCTCACCGTCAATCTCCTGCCATCCATTATGAAACTTAGTTGAACTTTCAACTAA